AGCGATTGATCGAGTGCTAACTATCGTAGAGGAACTGCGCGATGGAAACGAAGACGATTAGTGAAGAAACGCTTGAGTTAATTGACTCGGCGGTAACACCTGCGGGTTATCGAGTGCTTGTCGCAGATGAGCCACAGGAAGAAGTAACAAAGGGCGGCATCATGCTACCTAACTCGGCATTGGATCTTGCAAGGGGCACATGTGTTTTAGGTACTGTTGTGTCACTAGGGGATCTCGCTTACAGCAGGTCAGACATGGAAGAGTTTGATGACTGGGTGAACCCCGGCGACACGGTAACTTTTTCTAAATATGCTGGTATACGCTTTCGCGTTCACGGTAACCCCGTTCGCATTTTAAACGATGACGAAATACAGGCGGTTATTAAAGAAAGGAGCGCGTTGCAATGAGTGACACACAGGCAGTAGAAGAAGTAGCAGTTGAAGACGAAAGTGTTGTTGTCATTGATGATGATGCTGGTGTTGAAACCGCAGGCGAACAACTCGTAGAACCAAAGCCACAGGAACCAGCGGCTGAAGGTGACCCAGAAGATTATAGCTCCCGTGTAAAAAAACGAATTAGTCAGGAAGTAGCAAAACGACACGAAGCTGAACGACGTAGTGCGGCGGCTGAAGAGCGCCTTATTAAGCTACAACAGGCATATAATGCGGCACAGGCTAATGCATTAACGTCAGGTGAATCTGCAATTGAAGCACAGAAGATGACACTGCAACGTGACTATGACGATGCGTATAATAGTGGCGACACCTCTAAAATGTTTGAGGTTCAGGATAAGCTCTCGCGTTTGAACAACCAGAGTTCGGATTTTGAGCGTCGTCGTCAGGAACAGGAGCGTTGGGAATCTGCTAATCAATCGCAGGCACAACCTCAACAGCAACAGTTTCAACAACAACAATCCATACCACAACAGCAAGCGCAACCTGAACCGAAGGCGGTTGAGTGGGCACGGCGAAACAACTGGTTTGGGCAAGACGAAATACTAACAGGGTCGGCGTATGCAATCCACAACCGCTTAACAAACAGCGAAGGATATGATACAACTAGTGATGAGTATTACGAAGAATTAGATCGACGGCTTAAAGAAGCCTTCCCGCAAAAATTTGGGCAGGCGAAAGCACGATCTCAGCAAACTTCGCCAGTTGCTGGAGTGACGAGAGGCTCCAACAAACGCACGATCAAACTCACCCAAGCACAGCTTGATGTATGTAAACGATTGGGCGTTTCTCCTAAAGACTACGCTCGTTACGTGGAGTAGGTTATATGAATACTACCGTTAAACACGCTGATCGCGAAGTAAAGACTCGCGCCAATACCCAACGGGCAGTTTATGTCCCGCCAAGTCAACTTGATGCACCGAATGCAAAACCCGGATTGGTTTATAGGTGGGTCAGGATTTCAATCCTTGGAAGTGATGATGACAAGAACTTGTCTGTTCGTCGCCGCGAAGGATGGGAGCCTGTCAAACTTGAAGAGCATCCAGAGTTTTTGGGATCGGTTCACCAAGAAGGTCGATTTGCTGGCGTTGTAGGTCAGGGTGATTTGATTCTTATGAAAAATACTGAAGAGCAGGTTTCTGCAAAACGGGACTATATAGACGGTAAAACAGATCGTTTATTAACAGCCGTAGATAACAGTTTATTTAAAGAACAGCATCCCACTATGCCGATTAGCGTTGACCGAAGATCCCGTGTTTCGACGGGTGGTGGTCGAGGGGTTCAGTTCGACGACTGAACTTAAAGATCGCCACTTATTCTTTTAATCTAAGGAGGCGATAAAATGGCAGCTTATGGGTTTCAACCCTTGCGTCATCTATCGGGTGGTGAAATCAGAACTTCTGAATACACTATCGCGATAGACTATAGCACCGAAATCTTCTCAGGTGATCCTGTGAAGTTTGTTGCCGCTGGGACAATAGAAGTCGCAGCAGCTGGTAACGTCATACTCGGCGTATTCCAAGGTGTTTCTTACAAAAAGTCCGATGGTGAAGTTGTATTCTCACGGTATTGGCCCGGTGCAGTTTCTGGTGCAACAGATGTTGTTGCGTTGGTTATTGATGATCCGATGGTCACATACAAAGTCTACGACGATGCGGATAGTGACTTCTTGACATCGGCAGATCTCGGCACTTCAGCCGATCACGTTGCTGGTTCTGGAAGCACATCAACAGGTTTATCTGGCTACATGCTGGATACATCAGGTGCTTCTGCATCACAAGCTGGGTGGAAAGTTATTAGAAAACTTCCCCTTCCCGATAACAATTATGGCTCCGCTGCTGGAAGCCAAGTCCAGATGGAAGTGTCCCTGAACGAATCGTTCTTCGGACAGTTCACAGCTGGCATATAGGGAGGTCTGATTAAATGGCTGCAATAGTAAGGTCAGACCACGCCAAATCTTTGGTGCCCGGTCTACACGCTTTATTCGGAATGGAGTACGATAGGTACGACAACCAACATGAGCGTTTATTTGAGAAGGTTTCTTCGGACAGAGCGTTTGAAGAAGAGGTTCTACTGTCTGGTTTTGGAGCGGCTCCAACAAAAGCTGAAGGTGCATCGGTAACATTCGATACAGCACAGGAAGCATGGACTGCAAGATATCAGCATTCTACAGTGGCCTTAGGTTTTTCCGTTTCTAGTGAAGCGATGGAAGACAACCTTTATGAGCAACTTTCAACTCGTTACACGAAAGCACTTGCTCGATCAATGGCACACACCAAGCAGGTGACTGCCGCTAACATCTTTAACAATGCGTTTTCATCCAGCTATAAAGGCGGTGACGGTGTCAGCTTGGCTAACACTGCACATCCTCTTGTTTCTGGTGGTACGTTTTCCAATACATTTTCTACGCAAGTAGACTTGTCGGAAACTGCACTTGAAAACGCTGTTATTGCTGTCAACAACTTCGTCGATGATCGTGGTCTACCAATTGCGATTACGCCTCGAATGTTGTTAATACCTTTTGAGCAACAGTTTGTTGCAGAGCGTATCCTGAAGTCTCAGTTAAGACCTGCTACTTCAGACAACGATCTGAACGCACTGAACTCTATGGGTATGTTCAGCGAAGGTGTAGAGGTCAATGCATTCCTGTCTGATACAGATGCATTCTTCATTTTGAATAATTGCCCGGACTCTCTGAAATACTTTGAGCGTCTTGGTGTTACCACTTCGAATGAAGGTGACTTCGAGTCCGATACCATGAAATTCAAATCAAGGGAGCGTTACAGCTTCGGTTGGTCTGATCCTCGCGGTGTCTACGCATCAAGCGGTGCCTAATTAAATTGGTGGGGGTTTTCCCCCACCTTTCTTTTCAGCGGCTCAATAATGAGTTTGGGGGAGACCCCGCCTAATTGCAGAAAGGTTGCAATATTATGCCGATATCTAATTACCCTAACGGGTTTGCTTCTGGTGTAGCTATAAGAGGTATGCCAATTCTTAATGGTTATGGTGGAGACATCTACTGGGTTGATTCTGGTGCAGGATCCAACTCCAATGATGGTACTCACAACCGACCCTTTTCAACTCTGGACTATGCGGTCGGTCGCACAAAAGCGGATAACGCCGATATAATAATGGTGAAGGCTGGACACACTGAAACGGTCACTGCTGCAGCAGGTTTAGCTCTAGACGTGGCTGGTATCACCATAATAGGTTTAGGTAACGGTTCCAATAGACCTACAATTAATTTCACAACGGCTGTCGGTGCGGATATGGATGTTGATGCGGCAAACATCACCATTTCCAATTTTCTATTTACAGGTGGTATCGATGCCTTGACTGGTATTATCGATGTTAATGCAGCTGACTTTTCTATGATCAACTGTGAGACACGCGATGTTACAGGTCAGATGACTGACTGCATCGTTGCGGATGCAAACGCTGACAGAATGCTAATTGACGGCTGGGCACATCGTGGTGCGGCTGCTGCTGGTGGCGCTTCTGCACTACAGCTAATTGGCGGTGACGACACGATGATCCGTAACTTCTGGATAGATGGTAACTTTGATACAGCCGCTATCGAGAACGTAACAACAGCTGCTGTTAACCTCACCATCAACGGTGGAGCTAATGGTTCATATATCAGAACTCGCAATGCTGCAGACGTAGCCTTCACTGCTGTTGCAACTACAACGGGCAATGTTGGACCAAACATCTATGCGAGACTGCAAGACGATGCCGCAAATGTAACAGAGGCATTTGTTGGAGCAGACATGCAATTTTTCCAACCAATTGCTATTGCGAATGCTGATGGTCAGGTCGGTATGAATACCAACATAACTGCTTCAACTGACGCTTAAAAAGGAGACTGAATATGCCGGGTGGAAAAGGAACTTATGGGAGGATGAAGGGGCGACCACCAAAAATGACCCCTGAACAAAAAAAGAAGATGATGATGGCTATGATGAAAAAGAAAAAGAAAAGGGCTTAATTCATGGCAGATCTAGTCGCCTCAACAACTATCCAAGATGGTCAGAGGCTGGCTGTTATGCGTTTCACTAATGTGTCCGATGGGTCTGGGGAGTCTGCCGTTGTAAAGGTAGACGCTTCAGCCCTAGAGGCAATGGCGAGCGGTAGCAAATCCACCAATATAAAAATTATGAAGTGTTGGTGGACCATTAGCGGTATGGATGTTGACCTGCTTTGGGATGCCAGTACCAATGTCCACGCAATTAGCTTAACGTCTGATGGAGCAGGGTTTCTAGACTTCTCCGCTTTCGGTGGGCTTCCTAACACGGCGGGTTCAGGTAAAACGGGTGACATTTTAATTACAACCCGTGGTCACACAAACTTGGATACCTATACGATAATCCTCGAATTACAGAAGGGTTAACGCTATGGCGGTTTCGGGAACGACTACCTTTAATATGTCGGTAGACGAAATCATTATAGAAGCGTATGAGCGTTGCGCAGTCTCCAGTCCAACTGGTCATCAACTCCGCAGCGCCCGTCGCTCCTTGAACCTGCTGTTGCAGGATCTTGGAAACAGGGATGTGCATCTGTTTAAACAAGCTCAACAGACGCTGTCTACTGTAGCATCCCAGACATCCTATACTCTGGATGGTGATGTTCTAGATGTTTACGATGTCTATGTTTTATCGGATGGAACGACAGGCTCTGAAATATCTGTTGCGCGGTATACGCAGGCAGAATACGCAGCGATGCCCAATAAGACTAACGAGACCAGACCCAGTCATTTTTACCTAGACAGGGAGCGAGATGCCCCGAAGTTGTTTTTGTATCCAACGCCTGAGAAGGTGTACACAATCAACTATTTTGAGTATACTCGCATACAAGACGTGGGCGATTACACAAACACACTTGACGTTCCTGTTAAGTTTTTACCCGCTGTCATTACGGGACTTGCATTCATGCTGTCGGAGAAGTTACCGACGCTGGATACTGCTCGCACAACGCTGTTTAAACGGCGCTACGACGAGGATGTTCTTCGAGCAATCCAAGAAGACGAAGAACGCACGTCACTGTTTTTGACACCAAACATAGCGGGTACAGGTTTTGCGGCACGGATCGGGTAAAAATTCATTTGGTTATTGTGACATCACAGGGGAGCGGGTTCCGTATCGTAAACTCAAAACCCAGTGGAATGGCTTGCGCGTAAGTCCACGCGCCTACGAAGCAAAGCATCCACAGCTAACACCGAAAAGATTTATAAAAGAAAACCTATCACTAAAAAATCCACGACCAACCGATGGCTTTAGTGTGGGCACTGTCACCAGTTTGTCAGTCCAGTTTCCGTCAACATCAGGGCAGGGAAGTGATCCAGTCTAATGGCGACATTCTTAACATTAAAAACAGATATACAGGACTGGCTTGATAATAATACGACAGAACTTGCGGGTCAGTTAGATCAGATAATCCAGAACGCTGAAGATCAAATAGCTGACGACGTAACGGAAGACGCTTTCTTTTCATCTGCGTCTGGTGAAATGACGATAGGTGATAACACAATTATCAAACCCACAGGTGAGCGTGGTATTCGATATTTCCAGATAACAAGCGGCTCCACAGTAATTCAGTTAGAGCGTCGCGAAGTTACTTTCTTAAAAGAGTTTTATCCAAGCACCAGCACTACAGGCACACCAAAATATTTTGGGGAACTAAACGCAACAGAATTTTTAGTGGCCCCAAGTCCATCTGCGGCACACGCCTATGAGATTGGTTTTACCCAGAGGCTATCGCGGTTGTCTGCATCCAATACCACTAACTTCTTAACCGATAACGCATATCAACTTTTATTATATTGTTGTCTTAGCCACGCATCTGCTTACGTCAAATTTCCAGAAGCAGCTGCTATGTATGCACAGTTTTATGAGCGTGCGCTGGCTGGCGTAAACAAACGCTATGCGAGACAGCAAGTCACTAATGACAATGTCCCGGCGGTGTAACATATGGCAGATACAGCAACCACAGCACTAAGATTTAGAGATCAAGAATCAGGCGGTAACGACGGTACTTGGGGAACTTTAACTGACGTTAACTTTGCGTTGGTCGAAGAAGCGATATCAGGTGTTTTAACAAAAGACATATCGGGGTCAGGTACTACGACGCTTTCAACAACGAACTTCGTTAGTGATGAAGCACGTCATATGACCCTCAAGTTAACGGGCACACTGACAGGTATTAGTTATGTTGTGTTACCCAATGTAGAGAAACTTTATTTCATACACAATGCGACAGGCGGTGAGTTCACTGTCTACGTCAAGACCAGTTCCGGGGATAGCGTTGAGATCCCGGTCGGTAAAGACATTATATATGTTGATGGCAGCAACGTCATAACAACATTGCTCGGTGCTTCACTGGCTAATATTGTCAGCGCCGTCAACACAGGAACTCTGGCAACACTGGCGGCAAACATTGCGGCGATTAACGGGGTTTATGCAAACGCGACTAACATCACAACTGTAAGTGGCATAAATGGAAACGTCACATCCGTAGCAAATAATTCCACTAATATTAATGCAGTGGCAGGCAACAAAACAAATATTGATTCAGTTGCCGGGAACTCATCAAATATAAATACTGTGGCGGGTGTTTCATCTAACGTAACCACTGTTGCTGGAATAAGCTCTAATGTCACAACCGTCGCTGGTATATCAAGCGCAGTTAGCGGTGTTAATACAATTGCGTCACACGTAAGCGCAGTTAATACCGATCCTTTTAAAACAAATATTACAAATGTCTCTGGTAATTCATCAAATATAAATGCCGTTGCTGGTAATTCATCAAACATAAATACTGTTGCTGGAATTTCCAGTAATGTTACAACGGTGGCTGGAATTAGTACGGATGTTTCGGGCGTAAATGCAATTGCTTCTGATGTTACAGCTGTTGAAAACATCGCATCTAATGTCACAACGGTAGCCGGGATTGCATCAAATGTAACTGCGGTTGCCGGAGTTGCGTCAAATGTGACTACGGTTGCTGGAGTTGCGTCAAATGTTACGACTGTTGCTGGAATTGCGTCAAATGTTACAACCGTGGCTGGCATGTCAGGAGAAGTCACAAATTTTGCCCTAGTGTACCACGGTGCAGCTGGTTCAGATCCTTCAGCAAGATCTAATTCTTCAAGCAATCAGGTAGGAGACCTTTATTTTAACAGTTCAGATAATAGGTTAGAGGTGTTCACTTCGAGTGGATGGCAGGCGGCAGCATTAGATAGTTCTGCTTTTGTCACAGCAGATGCAGATCTCACAGCTATAGGCGCGTTATCTAAAACAGATGGTAATTTTATCGTTGGAAATGGTTCGACGTGGGTAGCGGAATCAGGAGCTACAGCTAGAACATCGCTAGGCTTGGGCACTATAGCAACACAGGCTAACGATTCAGTGAATATCGACGGCGGTGCAATCGATGGCACAGCAATTGGAGCAAACTCTGCAACAACAATTGTCGGTACAACAATTACTGCAAACACATCTTTGTTGCCTGATGCTTCGGGTGGTGCTGATATTGGCTCTGCAACTGCTGAATGGGGTGACATCTATATAGCCGACGATAAGCAAATTAAATTCGGCAACGATCAAGATGTCACGATGGAGTATGACGAAGACGGGACTGATACGCTTCTCATCACAGGCAATACAACTCTTGCAGACGGCTCCTATAATTTAAATATCGCAAGTCACGATGGCACAAACGGTTTAGCATTGGCAGGTACGGTTGTGACAACAACTGCCGCTGAACTTAATTTAATCGATGGCGATACAGCTAGAGGCACAACGGCGGTAGCCAGTGGCGATGGTTTGCTTGTGAACGACGGTGGTACAATGCGTATGACCAACGTAGACACCGTGTCTACCTATTTCGCTTCGCATAATGTTGGTGGTAGCAATATTGTAACAACTGGCGCTCTCGACAGCGGTTCAATAACTAGCGGCTTCGGGGCGATAGACAACGGCACTTCGGGAATACGAACAAACACAGTAACCATCGAAACATCTTTGTTGCCAGATGCCAGCGGTGGGGCTGACATTGGTTCTGCCACTGCTGAATTTGGTGACATATACATAGCTGATGATAAGCAAATCAAATTTGGTAGCGACCAAGATGTCACGATGGAATACGATGAAGACGGTACAGACTCGCTGTTAATATCTGGTGGTGATGTAACTATTGCCGATGATAAAAAGCTGTATTTCGGTACGGGGCAAGATGTCTATCTCGAATATGACGAAGATGGAACCGATAAGTTAATCATCAAAGGTAACACGACTTTTCTGGATGGGTCATATAACTTCGATATAGCCAGCCACGATGGCACAAACGGCTTGGCACTGGGCGGTACAGTCGTTACATCCTCTGCTACTGAACTTAACAAACTTGACGGCATTTCAACTACAGCGACAGAACTGGGTTATGTCAACGGCGTAACCAGCGCAATCCAAACCCAACTCAACACAAAAGCATCAACAGGCAAGGCTATCGCTATGGCAATGGTATTTGGCTAAAAGGAGATAAAATATGTCAGCACCTAATATTGTCAATGTAGCAACCATTACTGCAAAGACAGCAACCGCATTATTAACAGGAACTTCAGCAGTCAATGCTGTAAATAATCCTGCATCATCTGGCAAGGTAATGAAAATAAACAGTCTCATTATATCTAACGTAGATGGTACAAACTCAGCTACTGTAACTGTAGCAATATACCCTCAAGACGATCTAGCAGGAACAGCAGTAGTTATCGCTTCTACTATAGCAGTACCAGCAGATTCATTCGTAGTTATTATAGATAAGAACCAAGGGCTATACTTAG